CATCACTACCCATCACCGACACAACACGCGCCGCGTCATAGATTTTAGGTATTAAGTCGATGATGATTTTACCAGTCCACTTGATAGCTCGTGCGATGTTGTCAATGTACGCAAAGTTTGCTGTATCACCTTTGCGTTGTTGCGCTAGAATAGCCCGTCCCGATTTCTCGTTATCTTGTTCACCTAAACTTGCACTAAATCTGCCGGTGGTTGACTTCATTTCGTCAACACACATCAAAGCCGCTTCTGTTGCGCCTTTGTCAATGATTCCTGCGTTGATACGACTAGGTGTTGGCGATTGCGTGTCATTTACGACCAAATACGGAGCATTAGACGTGAGGCTTTCTTGCCATTGCTCCTCATAGCCTTCAATTTGTTTAGCAGTCACTAGCACGGGGGCTTTTGGTGCTAATGCCTTCTGCTCAGTATCAATCGTGCGCCAATAGTTATACATCCTTTGAGGGTCTTTCGCAAAACGCACAAGGCCTCGTAACGTGCGCTTGCCGTCAACTAAATCTTCTTTGCCATTGACACCAACAATCGGCAGATACTTACCTGCCCAGTCTGTTGTTTCAAGAATACCTGCGCCGCTCAACATGCAGCACTTGATTTTAGTGATTGTCGTCTCACGTTGGTTGACGACATTAAAGCCTTGCTCTGGCTTCTCTAGTGTTACCTGTGTATTGCCTTCAAAGTCTTGCACCGCGTAGAGTGTTGCCTTTTCGTCAACCTTATGCCAATACTCAGCGACAATTACTTGGTCTTTATCAACAATCCAATCGCTAGTGAAATCATCAAAGTTATAGTCTGATTCCTCTTTTTTAGGCCATCTTTGCTTGTACTCATCTTTCGTCAACTTAACGCGCACAGTCACATGACGAGCATCGCTATAATCAGGCAATACGGCGTTCTTATCAAAGTAAACAGATAACGGGTCACTAATACGCTCGATGCAAATAATCTGATTAAAACTATCCTCGCTCTCATAATCAGTCTTAACACGCCACGCACCAAAGCCAAAACACGCGGTATTCTCGACAGCAGTATCATAAGCAAAGTCAGCGTTAGATTCGTTTTGAATTGAGCGAATAAGGCCGTCATAAATAGCTGCAATATCTTCGTCGCCATCTTCGCCAGCGTGAACCTTGATACTTGGCTTATTTTGACGCGCATCGCCTACAATCTGGTCAATGAAAGCGGGTAATCTGTTAATCGTTTGGATAGGGCGTCCCGACATATCACGGCCTTTACGTATTAAATCAGGCCATTGGTCGCCAGCCGCGAAACGTTGGTCATCACGCATGAGCTCGCGTTCTTCGCTTTTAGCTTCAATATCGGCTTTGATGTTGTCGCAATACTGCGTGTATAAATCCTGGTCTTTCATGTTGTCGTCTCGACAATAAGTGTAAGTTAGTTGCGTTTATCTTTACAAGTTTTTCGTATAAGTTGCTGTTCAGGTTCAACACTGTAAGTGCCTTCGCCAAACTTTTCAAAAGGATAGGTTTCTAATCTTTTCTTTTGATTTAAGTATCCTCTGCTTTCAACCATTCTCGCCTCAACTTCACCAGCCAACCTTTTGTATGCGTCATTAGTGCTATATAAATTAGGGGTAAGTCTTTTTATCTCTTGCTCATATTTTAATATTCTTGCATCGTTTGGATTTATTCTTTTTAATGTTTCTATTTTTTTATTGTTTAATGCTATTTTTTCTTTTACAAAGTTGATTGCGCTTTCATTTCCGCCACCCAATGCAAATCTTTCTCGCTGTTGTATTGCGTGTTGTAATTCGTGGAGGTTTGTAGTTTTAGGCCAGTCTAAATCGCCACTAGATAAGCTATCGTAACCTAGTTTAATGTTGCCGTTGCTCATGTCATACGCTGCGCCAGCGTCAATCACCCCAACATCAATTTTTTTAAGGTTAGGATATGCCGCATATAATTGATCATGCTCTAATAAATCACCTTGATTCATATTTCTATTTTTTAATAGTTCACTAGGCTTAATTGAAGCATTGCTATCGTCAATCTCAAATCGCCACTTACCATCTACCCCCTGTCCCCATCCTGTATCTTCCCAAACATCGGCAGGGTCAGCACCTTGTCTAATCATCACTTGAGCCTTAGCTAAAGCATCTTTGTCAGCCGTTAGCGCGTTAATGCCTGCAAAGACACCACGCTGATTACGATAACCAGCATTCAGTGTTCTTGGCGCATTAGCATTAGCAATCATTCTCGCCTGCATTGCGCCTAGACTATTGCTCACTTGTCGCCCTGCCTGTAACGCAGGTTTAGCACCCATAGCGACACCAATTGCAGCAGGTACTGTCCGCAACATTGCACCAGCCGCAGGACTATATCCGCCTGCAATATCAACGCCTCTTTGCCATGTGTCGATGACAGGCATTGCAGGTTGAGCAATTGTGCCAAGAGTACGCGCCGCGCCTTGCTGATACATTTGCCCAGCTTGGGTCCGTGGTGTGTATGTCATACCTTCGCGGATGGCCTGTGCGCCATTTGCAGGGTCATACATTGCAGCAAAGCCAGCAACAGGTTCAGCAATCGCAGCACTACCTAAACTAGCGACATTCTCGCCTAAGCCGTAAGCGTTTCGGCCTAAGTCTCTAAAAAACTCGTTTAGATTGCCCATGATTAACCCATCCAGCCATGTTGAACGTAAGCCTTTTTTGGCGCGACATATTTAGCGCGTTTAGCGTTGATATGCTCTAAGCCTCGACCAATTAACGAACAAACGTCAACCGCATCGTCATGTTTCCCCGCAGGAAACCTTATCAATTGGCTCATAACGTGGTCTTTCCAGATAGCGTTTTTCGGAATAAATATCTTGCCCATGCTTGCCATGCCCTGAAAGCCTCTCGCCCTGCTTTCTTTACCTGCAACAGAAGCCAACCACTCGATGCGACAAATAGCATTGCGTTCATTCATTCGACGCGCTAAGAATGGCTCAATTGACCGCCTAATGACACCTGATTCACCAAACCAGCAGTCAGGCTTATGCTTGATGATTAAATCACATTTAGCGTCAATCCACACGTCAGATGTTGACTTGCCAAACCACCAATCAGCTAAATACAAGTTTCCAACTCTATCAATGCCAAATATGCCATGCTCTGTGTAATCGCCATCGCCATCCGTCACCGCGTAATCACTTGCGCCGTAAAACTCTAAATCAGGTGGCAATGTATCATACTCTAAAAACCATTCAGTCTTAAAGTATTCGCCTTCGTCAGGTATTGGGTCTTGTTGATAGAGACTGTTCCAATCTCGTGAAGGTAATACACCTTTAATCTGTTCAAGTCGTGCAATAGGGTAATCACTAGGCCATAGCGCGTTACCATCATCATCAATAGCAGACAAAGAAAGCACCTCCCATTTATCGCCACCGTTTAACTGTGCTTCAAGTAATCGCCCTGTCAAATCATCATCATGCCATCGCGTATTAATAACGATTATCGCGCCCTTTTGCATGAGTCGCGTATAAGCCGTTGACGTGTACCAATCCCACACCCGTTGACGTTGTAACTCGCTGTCAGCCTCTTGTCTGTCTTTGAATGGGTCGTCAATTAGCAGTATGTTTGCACCACGACCCGTTACCGCAGTACCGACACCAGCCGCGACATACATACCTTTTTTAGATGTATGCCAACGATTCGCCGCTTTAGAGTCTTGAGCTAATTCAACATCAAATACGTTTTTATAGTCTTGAGAGTTAACAATGTTACGCACCTCTCGCCCAAAGTCGTTGGCTAAGTCAGCGTTATAAGATGCGGCAATAATTTGTTCAGATGGATTGCGGCCTAAGTACCAAGCTGGAAACCGCCTACTAGCTAACTCAGATTTACCATGTCGCGGAGGCATACAAATAATGAGACGTGTTATTTCGCCACGTTCGACTTGCTCTAGTTTGTGCGCGATTGTTTTGTGATGTTCAGCAGGGCGATACAAATCGTTAGTGTATTGAGTAAAATCAATTAGAGATTCGACGGCTTTTCGACGTGCTAAAAGCTCACGCGCTGCCGCTTGAGGCGATAGCTGCAAGCTGTTCATTCGTTAGCTCTTTTGCGTTTGTAAGTTTAATATCAGTCTTATCAACAACCAAGCCCAATAGTTTAGCCGTTCCCATTGTTGCGCTAATAGCCGCGCTGCATTGTGGATTCTCTAAAGCTAATGCAACTTGACGCGCTTCTTCTAGTTGTTTTACTAAGTCATCTATTGTTAATTCGTGGCGTTTTGTGTGGCCTGATTTTAGTTCTTTTATTCTTGTTGAAATCTTGTTGTCGTCAATCATCATTTTAGCATTGCGATTTATTGTCGCTTCTTTCATATTCTCAGCATTATAAGCCTGACGATAAGCCTCACTAGCATTGCCAGTTTCTACATAAACCATGCAGAATCTTTCTTGCTTAATTGTAAGACTCATTTCATCCCCTCAACAATCCACCACACCAAATAAACAATCCAACATCCAAAGCCGATTATTACACAAATACCCGAAATAAAGCATAGTTGTAAAAATAAGCGCAGTTGTTTCATTTCTTGCGCAACTCTTTAAAAGACTGTTTCAATTCTGGCAACGCAATAATTATCTGTATGACTGTGTATAGTATCGTTGCCATAATCAGCCAATCTTGCAACTGTACCCCTGCTAATGTAACCCCTGTCACAATAATTGGCGGTGATGTTTTGATAGCAGCCATGCTCAACCCATGTTCTAAATGTTGTTGTGATGACTCAAAATTACTCACCTGCCTTGCCCTCGCGTAATATGTACGCTATACCGCCACAAACGCCGATTAACGCGCCGACAGGCGTGGCATAG